TGTTCGTGGACAGCCCGAAGTTCCAAAGGTACCTGGCGAAGGTACCGGCCGCCAGCAGCTTTGGGGGCCGCCTGACCTCCGCGTGGCACGAAGTCATGCGCGCGGTCAAGGCGATGCTCAAGATCGAAGACGCGCACAAGACCGCCTTTGACGAAGTCGCGTGGTCGCTGGAAGTCATGCTCGACCGGCGTGGCGGCGGGGTCAAGATGACTGACGGCACGCCTGTGATCGGCTGGTCAGGCGCTACGCTGCACAACCGCCAGGCGCCGGTGGCGGCCACTCCGCGAGGGGGCGCACCCGCCCTGTCGGCGCTTGGAAGCGCTCCTGCCCCGCAGTCCATCAACCCGATGCAGGCCTTGCAGACGAACCGGCGGCTCTCGGCTCGCATGTACCAGCACGCCAGGGATTTCCTCAAGGCGCACCCCATCGACCAGAGCAAGTTGCAGGTCGCCACCAAGTTCATTGGCAGTATGTCCGACGCGCTCGTCATGGCTGCCAGTAAGAACCCGATCATGCAGATGATCGCTTCGCTGGTGACGGAGTCTACGACCGGCGCTGCCGGCCGGCTGGTGAACGTGGCGATCCGCAAGGAAACCCTGAACACGAAGCTGACCGGCGACGGTGTGATGGACTACCACTCCGCTTACGACTCCTGGGGCAAGCGCAACGGGCGCAGTCTGCTCGACGACCTTTGGAAGGGCGAGAAGCGCCGGGAGTTCGACCGCCTGGTGTACCTGGAGATTCTGTCCCGGGGCAAAGACGGCATTCCGCCTGCGACCGACCCGGATGTCCAGCGCGCGGCAACGGCCCTGGAGGGCATCTTCGACCGCTCGCGGGTCGCACAACAGGAGGCGGGTACGCTGGGTGCGGACGCCCTTGGCAACACTTCCCGAGGCTACATTCCGCAGGCCCTGGACGGCCGCAAACTGGCCGGCCTGGACCGAGCTGAGATCGCCGCCCTGGAGGAAGTGCTGGCCCAGCACTGGCACGACGTGCTGGACTGGGACATCGACTTCGCCCGCCAGTTCTCCTCGTTCTACATCAACCGCGCCCGCGAGCGCGCGATGGGCACCCGTGGAGTGGAGATCGCGCCCCAGGCCGGGAACTCCGCTGACATCATCCGGCAGATGCTGGAGGAGATGCGGGACGCCGGCGGGCTGGGCTTCGCTCCTGACGAGGCCCTGCAGAAGCTGGCCCGCACCAGCAAGTTCGGCGTCGGCCACACCCGCAAGCGCCTTGACGTGGACATGACCACCAAGCTGCCGAACGGCAAGATCGTCCTGGACTACTACGACGACGACGCCCTGGGCCTGGCCCGGAGGTACGTCAACCGCACCAGCGGAATCGTGGCCCTGACGGAAGCCGGCATCCACGGGCCGACTGGCGTGCGGCACCTGCGCCGCGTCCTGACGGAGCCCGCGGAGAAGGCGGAGGAAACGCCCACGCTCGCAGAGCTGGAGGCGTTCGACCGCGTCACCAGCGAAATCCTCGGCGAGCCCGTGCACGGGGAAGTCGTTGCGAAGTCCGCCACGGCCCTGCGGCTGTTCACCGGCCTCGTGCGTCTCGGCGGGATGGGCTTCACCCAGGCGGCCGAAACTGTCCAGCTCGCCCACCATCTCGGTATGGGCTCCCTGCTTCGCGGGGTTGCCATGCTCCCGAAGATGATGGGGGAGGTCGGGCGGATCGCCAAGGGCAAGCCGCGCACCCGGCACATCCTGACCGACATCGAGAAGTGGGGCGGGGACATCGGCATGGACATGCACAAGATGATCTTCCCGCTGGACCCGCCGGACTCGCGCATAGCCACCTACGGCCATGATCCTGGCCTGGTGTCCCGGCTGCTGACCGGGGCGAACTACATCCAGGCCAAGGTGTCGCTGTTCCGGGCGATCCGCGCCGCCCAGCACCGAATGGTGGCGGAGCAGATCGTGATGCGCGCGGCGCGCATGATCCGAGACGCCGAGCTGACCCCGAACGGCGTAGTCTTCAAGGACTCGTCGAATCTGAAGGCCCTGCAGGACATGGGCTTCACGGACGAGGTCATCGCGGCCGTCAAGGTAGACCTCGACAAGGTCGCCGCCTGGGACCGCAACGGGGACCTGGTAGCTTTCGACATCACGAAGCTGAGCAACCCGCTGACCGCGGAGGCTATCGTGCAGGCCGTGCACCGGGGCGTGGGCCAGATCATCCAAGGCACCTTCATCGGCGAGCGCACGAAGTGGATGCACAACGACTACTTCAAGCTGATCGCCCAGCTTCGGGTGTTCGGTATCACTGCCGCTGAGAAGCAGTGGGCCCGCACCCGGATGCGCGAAGGCGGTGGGGTCCGAGGCTATGCCTACGCGGCCGGCATCCTGCTGGCGCAGGCGGCGATGGTGCTCCCGATCCATCTGGCGCGAGTGCACCTGGCGGCCGTCGGCCGTGAGGACCAGGACGAGTACCTGGAGAAGCACCTGTCGCCTGAGGCGCTGGCCCGCGCCACTATGAACTACGCCGCCGTGTCCGGCTTGCTCGGAGACTTCCTCGACATCGTCGGGGGCCTGAGCGGCGGGTGGGCGAAACAGGCCGGGGTCGCCGGAGACCTCATCGGCGGCCGGCAAGGTCCGCAGTCCTCCAGCGTCACCGGGGCCATTCCGGCTCTGGGCCTGGTGGACAGTCTCGGGCGTGCCGCCACGGGGAACAGCACCCTGTACAACGCGCTTCGCAGCCTCCCGTTCTCGAACCTTCCGATGGTCATCCCCATCATCAACCTGACCAAGGAGTGAGCAGTATAGGGGCCGATTCTTCGGTCCCTATACTGGCTTACCCAACCTTCCCACAACTGATTCGGAGCCCCCCTTTCCATGAAAGATCAAGCTGCTGACCTCGCCGTCAAGGCCAGCGTACCCGCCGGTGTGTCCGGCCTAACTGTGCTGGGGGTTTCCCTGCCTGACTGGGTACTGCTTCTGACCGCACTCTACACGGTGCTGGCCTTGTGGGCGCTCATCAGGGACAAGTACATCGCTCGTTGGAAGGAGCGCAGGGATGCAAAAGACCGCAACCACTGACGATCTCTCCGCAGTCCACAAGCTGCTGACTGACTGGTGCATTCGCCTTCTCAACGGTCAACTGACTCGGTCCGTGACGGATTCCGAGGGCAACGTGACCGAAGTTGTCGTGCACCCCACCGCGTCGGACCTGGCTGTGATCCGTGCCTTCCTCAAGGACAACAACATCACGGCCTCGCCCGGCAGCGGCAACCCGCTAGCCGAGCTGGAGCGTGCGCTCTCCGCGCAGTCCCGCGCCGCCTTGCAGTTCGACCCTGAAGTGGGTCTCCAGTAATGGAGGCCCCAGTCGCTGCAGCGGTGCGCGAGCTGAAGCGGCGCACGCTGGCAAAGCACTACCCCAAGTTCATCCCGTTCCTCGTGGACGGGATGCGTTTCCTCGGGTTCAATACCAGCGACCTCCAGAAGGACATCGCGGACTTCCTGGAGAACGGGCCGGACAGCCTGCTGATCCAGGCGCAACGTGGACAGGCCAAGACCACCATCGTGGCCCTGTTCTCGGTGTGGACCCTGATTCACCACCCGAACGCCCGTATCATCATCACGTCCGCCGGCGCGACCCAGGCCACCGAAATCAGCACGCTCATCGTGCGCATCATCATGCGGTGGGACATCCTGGAGTGCCTGCGACCGGACCCGATGGCCGGCGACAAGACCTCGGTCGAGCACTTCGACGTTCACCACTCCCTGAAGGGCGTGGACCGTTCGCCCTCCGTGGCCTGCTTCGGCATCGGGGCCAACATGCAGGGCAAGCGAGCGGACCTGCTGATCGCCGACGACGTGGAGTCATCCAAGAACTCCCGCACGGCGGTGCAGCGGGCGCAGCTCGTGCACCAGACCCTGGACTTCGCCTCGATCCTCATGGGCCGGGAGAACCTGCGCCCGAGGGTCATCTGGCTTGGCACCCCGCAGAGCACAGACAGCATCTACAACGGCCTGCCCGGCAAGGGCGTGACCGTGCGTGTCTGGCCTGGGCGGTACCCAACTCCAGAGCAGCTGCCGAACTACGGGCCGTTTCTGGCCCCGTACATCCGGGAGCGCCTGGAGAAAGACCCCAGCCTGCAAACCGGCGGCGGGCCCCTGGGCGACCTGGGGCAGCCGACCGACCCTTCGTACCTCGGCGAGCACGTTCTCCAGCGCAAGGCCCTCGAACAGGGCATGGCGTACTTCGAGCTGCAGCACATGCTCAGCACGAAGCTCTCGGACGCAGCCAAGTACCCGCTGAAGACCAACCGCCTCCTGGTCATGCGCCTCAACAAGACGCGCATGGTGCCCCTCTCGGTGATCCCGAGCGTGGACGTGACCGGCCTGCGGCAGTATCAGCACGGGGACCACACGTTCTTCGTGAACACCCCGATCCCGTCTGACGTTGCACTTGGCCGAATCGAATCCTTGCACATGTACGTGGACCCGGCGCCCGGTGGCGCCAACGGCGACGAGACCGGGTACTGCGTCAGCGGCGTGATGAACGGCAACCTCTACCTGTTCGACGTCGGCGGCATTCCCGGCGGCTACGAGCTGGACAAGATGGAGCGCCTGGCTCAGATCGCCGCGGAGTGGGAGGTCAACGGCGTCACGGTCGAGAAGAACATGGGCTACGGCGCGTTCACCGTCGTGTGGCTGCCCGTGCTCCGGCGCATCGCGCCCAAGGCCACCGTCCTACCGGACGACCTGGTGACCGGCCAGAAGGAGACGCGCATCGCGTCCGTGCTGGAGCCGATCCTCGGTCGTGGTAGCCTCATCATCAACGAGGACGTGATCGAGAGCGATTGGGCTACCGCCCAGCGGTACGCCAGCCATCACGCCGTGACGTACACGTTCTTCCACCAACTCGCCAAGCTGACCCGGGACCGGAACTCCCTGATGCACGACGACCGCCTGGACGCCGTGAGCGGGGCTGCGCGGTTCTGGCAGAAACACCTGGCCGCCGACCAGGAACGCGCTAACGCGGAAGCGGAGCGTGCAGCCTACCGGCGCCTGACTGAGGACCCACTTGGGTACAAGAAGCACCGGCCGCCGACGATGCGGATGTCGATTCTTCAACGGAGGCTCGGACGACGATGACCGCGAAACCAGTCACCCCGGCCCGACTACGGGCCCGAGTGCGGAAATACGCGCACCTGTTGGACCTGCCGCCGTTGGTGATCTACCCGAGCGTGCTGCACCGTGCCTACGGCATGAGCTTCGTGAGCAGCGCCGGCGTTGTGGTGATCCTCATCGAAGACCGCACCCTGCTCGAAGACGAGTTCCTGGATCGTGTGGTCCTGCACGAACTGGCGCACGCGGAGTGCGCAAAGCGCTTTGGCTCCCTGCGACACGACGCGCGCTGGCGCGCTGTCTGCCGGCGGCTCTCGGCCGCCACCAACCTGAAGGTTACCTGATGCGAATGGAAGACATGCCCACCCCGGGCTTTATCATCAACGGCTTCGCTCTTGTGCGCGAGGCCAAGAAGGCCATCGACTACGCCAGCACCCAAGCTGACCTGACGCCTGATTCCACCTGTGGCAGTGACCTTCGGGCGTTCTTCTTGAAGTGCGCCAAGGCGTGCCCGAAACCCATCAAGGAGAAGAAATGAGCACTCCCGACACCCTGCCCGCCGTTGCGGACCTCGCACTGAGCAACCAGCTGCGTAAGATCGTGGCCCTCGCCATCGCCGAAGCGCAACTGGAAAAGGACGTGTCCGGTACGCACACGAAGGCCACCAGCCTGGCTGCGTTCCTGACCGCCGCGTCCGCGGTCGTAGACGACATCATCTCGTGATGAAAGCCCGCATCGCCGTCGCAGCGCTCGCCGTGAGCGCCGGCGGTGTCGGCCTGATCGCTACCCACGAGGGCAACATCCTTCGTGGGTACCTCGATCCCGTGGGCATCGTGACAGCCTGCCGCGGCCACACCGCCAGTGCCCAGCTTGGGCGCATCTACACCGAGAAAGAATGCGACGCCCTGTTCCGGGCGGACATCATCGTGGCAGAGCGCGCCGTCAAGCGGGCTGTCACGATTCCCTTGGCTCAGCCCACCTACGACGCCATCGTGAGCTTCACGTTCAACGTCGGGGAGGGTAACCTACGCCGCAGCACGCTGCTGCGGAAGCTGAACGCCGGCGACATCGTCGGCGCCTGCAACGAACTGCCGCGCTGGAACAAGGCCGGCGGGCGCGTCCTGCCAGGCCTGGTCAAGCGCCGGGCGGAAGAACGTGCGCTTTGCCTGGAGGGTGCATGAAGAAGTACATCATCGACCCTGCGCTCCCCGCGCCGGGGAACGTCGGGCCGCTGCAGCCGGCGGCCGGTATCAGCACGACCGTGCAGGCCCCGCCCGCGCAGCTGTCGGACCAGGAGCTGTCCAACAACGTCGGCGGTGTGCTCGACGGCACGCACGACGGGGTGTCCACGGCCTACGACCCGACTGCCCGCAAGGTGAACATCACCAACACGGACAAGGGTTCCGTGGCTGTCGCGAACCACGAGGCCGCTTCCGATCCGCACCCGCAGTACGAAACGGCAGCCGAGGTCAACTCGAAGATAGCCACTCACAGCGCCGCCACTGACCCTCACGGGGATCGCGCGTACTCAGACGGCCAGCTTTCCGCGCACGCTTCGGCTAGCGACCCGCACACGCACCTGAACGCCTCCAATCTGACGTCCGGTACTGTGCCGGCTGCGCGTCTGTCCGGATCGTACAACATCAACATCACCGGGTCCGCCCCGTGGGGGAGTATCACCGGAAAGCCGACGACCATCTCCGGGTACGGCATTACCGACGCGCAACCGCTCGACAGCAACCTCACTGCGGTCGCAAACCTCGCGTCCAACGGCCTGATTGCCAGAACCGGCAGCGGCGCTGTTGCGGCGCGGTCCATAGCCGTGTCAGGAACTGGTCTTTCGGTATCCAACGCTAACGGTGTGTCCGGAAACCCAACCGTCACGTCAAACGCAACCAGCGCGAACAACGCTTCCACTATTGTTGCGCGCGACGCATCGGGCAACTTCTCGGCCGGAACGATCACGGCGTCCCTAACTGGTGCCGCGTCGCTCAATGTGCTGAAGGCTGGCGATACGATGACTGGCTCCCTAACTGTCCGAGGCCAACCTAGTCATGGAGGAATCCGACTGGTTCCTGGCAACAATATAGGTTCCGGACTCATCGAGTTCCGGTCGGTCAGCAGCGACGTTCGTCAGGGGACCATTGGATACTCACAGACAGACGAGCCGACTGACACTGGGAATATCCCATACATCGCGGGGTCCCACACGTTCAGCGGACAAGTCAGAGTTGCTAACGGGTCAGCTGCAGCCCCCAGTTTGTCTTTCTCCTCCGACCAAGATACTGGGGTGTACAGGCCATCGACCGACAACATCGCCCTTGGCACGAACGGGACGGAAAGACTCCGCATCCGGGCCGACGGCTCGGCGTTCATTGGGCTGCCAGCTACGGCAGCCTCGTTCCTCTGTGTGCGCCCAGTTACTGAGCTGACGGGAACCTCATACCACAGCGTGCGTGGAGAGAACCTGTTCCCCGCGACCTGTACAGTCGCAGCCATTGGCTTCAGCCACGTCTCGAACACCGTTGACGATTCGTTCACGCTTGGGGACATCTACTCCTTCCGTGCGTACCAAGGTACCTTCGGCGCGTCGTCCACGGTGACCAGAGCCGTCGGGTTCTCGGTGTTCGGTGACTACAACAAGGCCACGACGAACATCGGGTTCCGATGCGAAATGGGCGCCAACGCCAACAACTACGCCTTCTACAGTGCCAGCGGGGTGCAGTCCTACCTCCAAGGGAATCTTGGTCTGAAGACCGCCGCCCCCACGAAGGCCCTGGACATCAACTCCGACAGCTTCCGTCTTCGCACCGCCAAAACCCCAGCCAGCGCTACTGCCGCCGGCGAAACCGGCGAAATCTGCTGGGACGCGAACTACCTCTACATCTGCATCGCAACGAACACCTGGAGGCGCATCGCTCATGCAACCTGGTAACATCAACCATCACTTCGGCGCTGGAGTGTACGTCAAGGAGATGCACGTCGCCGCCGGCGAGCAGATCATCAAGCACGCGCACACCTACGACCACCTGTCGTTCCTGGTGTCCGGCTCCGTGACCCTGTTCCGCGAAGGCTACAAGCCTCAGGAGCTGACCGGCCCCTGCAGCATCACCACCCCGGCCGGCGTGCACCACGGCGTGCGCGCCCTGACGGACGCCGTGTGGCTGTGCATCCACCCCGTCAACGAGCAGAACGTGCCCGTAATCGAGCCCGACGAGCCTCAGATCGACGGCCTGATCGAGGCGATGGCCGAGGAGGACGAGGAGGAATTCATCCCGAGACCGCCGGAGGACACGGAATGAGACCCGTCATCATCCTTGCCGTGCTCCTGGCGGCCTCCGTACTGGTGGCCGGGGAGCTAGGTCGCCGGCTGTTCAAGCAACAGGCGGAGCACCGTGTCCAGATCGCCACCCTGGAGGAGGCCCTAGAAGCCTCTTCCAGGGCGCGCAAGCGGGCGGAGGCTGCCCTGGTACTGGCGGCCCGGAGAAACGCCGCCACGGCCCGGGAAAGGGCCTCTACGGGGGCCTCCCTGGCGGCCGCCGCCGCCTCCGCCCCGGACTGGGCCGACCAGCCGGTCCCCGAGGAGGTCCGCCGTGCCATCGAGTAAGCTCCTGGTGGCCCTTCTGGCCGGCATCCTGGCCGGCTGCCAAGTCACCGTACCCAAGGCCATGCCCCGTGAGCTGCCTCCGGAGGCCCTGCTGGCCCCCTGCCCGGACCCGAAACGCGAGCTGCGGACGAACCGGGACCTCGCCGAGTACATCCTGGACCTGCGCCAGGCGCTCGCCAACTGTGACAACGACAAGACTGCCCTCCGTGAGTGGGCCAAGGAGTAACCCATGTCTCAATCCTTCGGAGCACGCTCCGGCATCATCGAGTCCGGACTGATCAACAACGTCAACGGCGCGGTCGTCGTGGAGCTGAAGGGCGCCGATGGCGCCGCGTTCTGGCTGTCGGACGCCGTGTCCCTGGCCGGCCTGACCCTCGTACCCGAACTGCGGTACGGGAACATCTGGAAAGCCGGCGTGATGTTCACGTCCAACCAGACCTCCAACACCCCCATCACCGTCAGCGCGACGCTGACCTCCGCACCGAACTACTCCTTCGCCGTCCCATCCCAAGGCGCGGACGCCATCCGCCTTCGGGCCAGCGCCATCACTGGCGGCTCGGTTACCCTGCGCGGCCGGGCCTGCGACATCTACTCGATCCGCTGACAGGAGCTGATCATGTTCGTCATCCCGCATGACAAGGCCCTGCACTTCGTGTACGGTACCCTTGTCTTCACGGCAGCGTTCATCGCTGCAGTGGCAGCGGGGCTCTCAGGTCCCTTGATCGCCTCCGCCGCCGTTGCCCTCGTGGCCCTCGGCAAGGAGATCAAGGACCGCCTGGAGAACCGTGCTGCAGCAAAAGCCGGTCTCCCGCCTCCGCACAGTGTCGAGTTTCTTGACATCCTGTGGACGGTTGCCCCGGCAGTCCTGTTCAGCGCCTGCCTGGCCGCCCAGCAGTACTGAAAATCGGGCCGTAGAGGCGTCGAAAGGGGCTGGTGGCTACTAGGGTAGCGGCCCCCTCCAGAAAACGGCTCTACGGGCCGGAAAAGGGCCTTCCTGGGCATTCTGTGCCACCCGGGAAGGCCGGTCTGGAGGCCAGGAGGCAATTTGGGGTTGCGCTGGTGAGGGGGCACCTCCCACTTCAAACCCGCGCGCGACCCCCCCGTGCCCCCCCCCCCGGGCCGCCGCCCCCCCACGCGCGCACACGCGCACACGCGCGCATAATGCGCGGGCGCGATCCGCGCGCGTCAACGCGCGACTAGAGAATCGCGCGACGCGCCCGCCCGCACCCGGGCTCGAGCCCCGGTCCCTATACTGGCAGGGGGGGGGGGAGTAGGGGATAGGGATAGGTTACTAGGATAGGTTACTAGATAGGCTATAGAGATAGGCTTCTAGGATAGCTTCTAGGATAGGCTATAGAGATAGGCTTCTAGGATAGCTTCTAGG